TTTTCGTGATTTTCATTGCAAATACAAAAGGCAGTATAAATCGCTCATTGTCGCTAACTATCGCCAAAGCCCTGTAAAAACAGGGTTTTTTATTTTTTATTGTCGCTTAAAGTCGTTCATTGTCGCTTGTAATCGCTCTATTTTTGTAGTATGCTTTGTAGTACGCCAACCAACATACTACAAAGATTATGAAAGTTATTAAACCTCTTACCGTAAAACAGATTGACAACGCCAAGCCCATCGCCAAACCTTACCGCCTGTATGATGGTAGGGGCTTGTCGCTACTTGTCAAATCCACTGCCAAAATTTGGCATTTCAACTATCAAAAACCCATCAGCAAAAAAAGAACGATTGTATCATTTGGGGCTTATCCTATTGTCAGTCTTGCCGATGCAAGAGCCAAAAGGGACGAGTATTTAGCGTTGCTTGCCCAAAATATTGACCCCCAAGTCCAAGTCAAGCAACAATTAACAGAACGTAAAGCCGAACTTGACAATACATTTTACAAGGTAAGCCAAGATTGGCTATCAGAGCAAAGTTATAAGTCTAACACGCTAGATGGGGTAAATCGCTATTTGCGGTACGCTTATGATTTTATCAAAGACAAGCCTGTGTCTGACTTGACCGCCTTTGATATTTTGGACATCTGCCAAGCCATCCACGACACGCACGGCTCACTCATGGCAAGTGGTGTTAAGACCAAAATCGCCCAAGTCTTAGATTTTGCATTGTCAAGGCGTATGGTTACAAGCAACGTGGCAAGGGGGTTAAAAAATACCCATAAAAAACATAAAAAAGGGCATAATCCTGCCATCATTGACCCCAAAGAATTGGGCGAGTTCCTAAATGCACTTGATAAAGCTGATGATTGCGGTATGGTTGTCAAGACCTTTTTGCAAATCGCCCCTTACATTTTTGTCCGCCCCACCGAGCTTGCCACCATGCACAAAAAGGACATTGATTTTGACAAAAAAGAATGGCGATACACCCCGCCAAAAACCGAAGACAGCACAAAAACACAGATAATTGTACCATTATCAAGACAAGTGTTTGAAAAGATTGAGTTTTTGCTTGCTTGCCACGGACGAGACTATGTTTTTTACTCAAATCGTGGCAAATACCGCCACATCACACGCCAACGCCCTGCCGAATGGCTTAGGGACAATGGTTTTGCAGGCAAACAGACAAACCACGGACTTCGTGCCACCGCCCGCACGATTTTGGAAGAAGAATTGGGCTATGCCTCCCATATCATAGAAATGCAATTAGGACATCAGACCAAAGACCCTAACGGCAACGCCTACAACCGCACCAAATTTTTAGAAAAAAGAAAGGCGATGATGCAGGATTGGGCAGATTATTTAGATAATCTTAAATAAAAGACTAATAGCCGTGTGTCAAATCGCAAACGCCCCCATATTCGCAAGGGGCATTGGCATGGCTATTGGCATGGCACAGGACAAGCCAAAGAGTTTAAGATTAAATGGCAACCTGCTATTTTTGTGAGAGGTGCATGACATACCCCCCTGCTTTACCCAATTCTAAACACCTGCCCACGTTGCCCACCGTTTGAGCGTTTATAACCCAAATGCACCCAACTGTTAGGGCTTTGGGGGTACTCTAAGATACATTGGTCAAATTTTATACCACGCTTTTTAAATTCATCTGCCAAATGTTTTACCACCGCCCTTGTATTGCCAAAGGCAGGACAAACAAAATCAATGGCATAGCCATACAGATGGGCTGAATTTTTTGAACCATTTACTTTTGTGTTGAGCTTATCACAGCGATAGCCACTGGTTATCGTGATTGGATATCCCAAGATGTCGCGCGCAGGTTGCCACAGATTGATGGCACTGTCAATCAGATGTTCTAGCACAGATTGACTGGGCATATTGTCAATGTTGTACTCGCGAGCCTTTCTGCTTGCCAACAGCTCGTTTAGGGTAATGTTTTTGGTGATGGGGATAACCACACCCTTTGATAATGCCACTCTTAGGGCATGGATAGATTGATTACCCCAAATGCCATCGGGTGTTGTGCCGATGGCGGTTTGTATTTCTTTGATTGTCATAATTTTCTCCAAAAAAAAAGCCCCATTTGGGGCGGTTCATGTTAATTTATGTATAATCGGATTTAAAAAACCCATCATTCTAATTAAGTTCATGGTTTAGTTCACTCATGGTTAAAATCCAGTTTTTCGGTTAATGTGTTTTTCAATCAGTTTGGCAACAAGGTCAATGGTATTACCACCAGCATGACCGCTGACAGCGACCAGCACCGCCGTTAGTAATTGTTGAACCTCCAAAAACTCACACAGATAAAACGTGATTAAACCTGCAAAGCCTGAGATGATAAGCTCGCCTGTGAGTTTGGCAAATACAATGGGTAGTCGCTCTGGTTTTTTTTGTTCATTAAGCCGTCTGATGAACGCCACCAGTCCGCCACCCATGGCGAGCAGTCCTACCCAAATGTAGGTCAGTAGCGTGTAAGTTGTTGGGTCTTTTTCTGGCATATCTACTCCAATAAAAAAGCCCTAAGCGGTTCGCTTGGGGCGTGGGTTAATTGTGCGTTAAATGGTTAGCAAATGTATTAAATATGAGTATATCTGACATGGGTGGCATGATTTTTGGTTGTGCCAATGACGTGTGTGCCTTTTCTTTTGCCATCGGTTCTTATGTTGTCAAAATCCCATGTTGGGCAAACAAACAGCCCATCACGACAGCCAATACACGCCATCTTTTGGGTGTGTTTTACAAAGGAATAATCAACCCAGTCCTGCTTTGCCATCTCGTGAAGCAAGCTAATGCCTTTAAAGCCACGAAATGCCCGAGCTTTGATGATTATCAAATCATCCACACTAAACCCTGCCACCCCTTTAATGCTTGTGTTAAGATAGCCTTGACCTACTTTAATAAAGCCGTTTTGGGTGAAGCCATCTTCTTTGCTTTTCTCCCTTAATATCCGTCTAATCTCACCTTGCCAGTATTCAAATTCTGCTTCCAACTCTAAACGGCGGTCGGCTTTAAAGTCTGCACCAACCTGACCTAATTCAATGGCACGGTAAATGTCAAGCAGTTCTTTGGCTTCTTTGGCACTTATAAAAGGGCGGTGATTGTAGATGGTAAGCGTGTCCATATTTAACAGCCTACTATGATTGCTAAATGTTACATTGCCCTTTTTATCGTACAGATTGATGCCTACCTGCGTTTGTCTTTGGACATTGATGTCAAAGACGTGAATGCGGTAATTAGCCAACTGCTCATCTGATAATCTGCCATTTGAATAGAACATGAGCCGTGTTTTGCCATCAAATTGCCCTGCGTTTAAAAACACAATCGGTTCGCATTCATGAGCCATCCCATCATAGGAGATTGCGGTGATGGGGGTCATGACAGATGGCACGTCTGCATAGTACATACAGTATTCTTTGGTATGAATGTCCACCCATCTTTGTCGCATTTTTGAGTTAACCCCCAGACGTTTTGCTCTGTACCAAAGCTCTCGCTTGTTTTGGTCAAAGGGGGGTGTCAATAGGCGTGTTGGCGTAACCGTTTTGATGAGTGCAAATACAGGGGTTTGACTGTCAAGCAGGATTTGCCCTTGTTTGGTGTAGGTTTTAAATATCATATTTGTCCTTGTTAATCACTTCATAAGTAGCCCCAGTATATTTTGATGGGGACAATCTTTTTGTGATTATCTTGGGTGGTGATGGTAAAGCCGTCTTTTGTTTTTGTGATGTCCACACGCCAAAGGTTGTAGGTGTAGGTATCATCGTCATCTTCATCGGTTGCGGTTGCGGTTTGGACACTTTCATCGTTACGCCCCAAATAGATGGGAACAACAAGCAACTCTGTGCCATCAGGGGGCGTGTAACTCACCGTCTGATTGGTGCGTTCGCTGATGGTCAAACTGTGGATGAGTTTGGGGTATCGCCCTGTGATGTCGGTCAATAAATTACCCTGCCTGTCCCATACTTTTAGTCCTGTCATCATAGTAAAATCCCAAGCTCTACCGCTTTTTTGCCTTGGGCTTTGTCATACCATACGGTAAGACCTTGTGAGTTAAGCTCCAAACTTGACCCATCGCCAAAGGTGTTGTTCAGCTCAAACCTGCCATCTTTGAACAGTCGCCAACCTTGTCTGCCTGCTACATAGTTATCCGATTGGATGCTGTCGGCGATTTTTGCCATGGTGATGGATGCGTTTTGAATGTAAGCATCAGACAGATACACCCCGGCAGGTACGGTTGTGCCGTTTAGCGTTGTTGGGCGTGTTGTTACTGTGAACATGGGGGATTTGTTGCCCCCTGTTGGGTTTGTGATATAAAACTTATCAGCACGCACAGCAAAATCAGACACGCCGTTATTACTTGCCAAGCCGATACCTGACACCACACCGCCACTTTGCACCTTTAAAGTCCACTGGGCAGATAAGCCGTTTAGGCTTTGGGTGTGCTGCTCTATGTTCGCTGTCTGTCCGTTTAGGGTGGTTTGTACGGTGTTAATCCGCTCGGACAAGCTTTGATTG